GAATATGGAATTTCCATATCTCCAAGAAATAACATATAGTTTTTGAACAATGCATCATCCAAAATAATTACATCATCGCCAAGGACGAAAAATGAATCATTATGTTTCATTCCATTCAAAGCATATAAAATCATGCCATGAGTTAATGAAAAAGCTGCAAATGAAGGATATAATCCTAAGGGTTGTCCAGTTTGCCATTGGATTACTCCAGTGACTGTTAATGAACATTGCCATTTTGCTTTTGATAAATCAAAAAACAAATCAATAGCATCTTTACGATGAAATAACTTATTCAACATAACCATTTGCAAAGCAAGTGGAAATCTGTCAGTAGCGTTCGATAAATCGATTGCATGAGCTGTCAGATTGTTGATTAAGTGATTTTGGATTTTAGTAAAAGGTCTAGATTGGTCATGAGTGCAATCCCAAGGAAGCAATGCTAACTTGGTATAAAGCACATCACCCATAGGTTTTAGAACGGCTTGGTAAACCCTAGCAGGGTTTGCGACAGCACGTAACTTAAAACCAGGTTCTTGGATAACTCCAATTTTACCAACACTAGATTGATGATACATGTTACCGATGGACCAAAGATCGGAATCAATGATTCCTTCCAATAATGGTTTAAATAAGTTAGGATATTTTCTAACAAAATTTTGACCAGGAACTGTTTGATCTAAAAATGAGTATGCACAATTAAGTGTATTCTCACCTTCAGGATATGATTTCCCATTTGCATGGGGTTCATTTCTTGTAGATGAAACAGGATATTCAACCAAAGGAGGAGGGTTACCATACCATGAAGGTTTGGGAAACCACTCACATGTTGCATCAGCAACCATTTTACTATACTTTTGCATAATTGTATCTGATATGGTATTGTTATAAGTCACAGCTGAAACAAACTTCTCTTTTTGAGATTCGGTTACAGTAGGACTAATTTCATTAGAATAAATCTGAAGCAATTGAATTGCCGCAGACCATCTTTTGAAACTAAACATACACCATGATTGTAGGCCACCAAAAGCGAAACCAAAGGTATTACCTTTGCGGGACACCCAGAGAGACTCACAATCCTTACCTGCTTTCAGGTTAATAAAATCCTGTTTAACAGATTTGAATCTAGATACAGTCCATTCTGATCCATTCTTATTGATGCAATTAACAAAATGTGCAACAATAGGTTTATAGATTTCGGATGGGATACGAAGGACGGAAGCATACGTGTTCAGGATCTCAGTTTGGTTCTTACCATTACTGGTCATAATCTTCTCCTTACGGATTCGGTTATAGAAACACATGTCGATCAGACAATATGCGGGGTTATTGTTAATAGCCAGACAGTCATAAAATAATTTAACTAATTTGTTTCTCTACGTAAAGTAGAATATTCATCTAACTGAACTTGTCGAAGCAATACAACACGCTTCGATATATTAACCAAAATCAAATCCAAACTTAAGGATTTGTCAAGGTAGAGTAATGTTAGTATAGATATTGCTATAGCATTAAGCTTTTGAGAAAGATTTTCTTGATTCCGTTCATCGATTTGTTGTTGTGCTTTATTAGTCACAATTAACTTACGTGATTGGTTATCTCTAATAATCTGTATCATAACTTGTCGCTCTTGCATTATCGAGTCAAGGAATTTTCGTTCTTGGTTTTCACCATCAAACGGCTTCTGCATACAGTCAAAACATCGACATTTATCATTAGCAATTCCAAGCATACCAATATGCTCGATGAGGAATTTATCCACATCTAATTTTTCATCAATAGGACTCATATTATACTCCTTAGTTATCTTAAATTAATATCTTATCGGGCT